ATGCCAGTCCTGAAAAACGCACGGCACGAGAAGTTCGCCCAGGCACTGGCGAAAGGCAAGACGGCTGAGAAGGCATATGTCGAGGCTGGGTTCAAAGCGAACCGGCACAACGCAGCGGCACTAGCACGCGAGCAACACATTTTAACACGTCTGCAAGAGTTGCAGACAAAGGCCGCCGAAAAGGCTGGTGTGACCATACAGAGCCTCACAGACGAGCTGGAAGAGGCGCGGGGCATAGCCATAGCCGAACGACAGTCTAGCGCTGCTGTGGCCGCCACGCTGGGCAAGGCAAAGCTCCACGGTCTGCTGGTCGAGAAGAAGCGCCTCGAGGGTCACGATGGTGGTGCGGTCAAGATCGATCTGACAGGGTATTCTCTTGAACAGCTCAAGTCCTTCGAAGACGTTCTCTCTCAACTTGCCAGCGCCGCCGGCGGTGATGCTGAGGCAGGTGAGGGAGCAGATAGCGAGGCTGACAGCTGAAGCGGAGCGGGAACGGGTTGCCCAGGATGCAGAGCGCATCAGGGCGCGCTGCCAAACCCTGGCTGGTTTCGTTCGTGAGGCATGGCGGATTCTTGAGCCTAAAGCACCTTTGGTGTGGGGCTGGCCGTTACAAGCGATGGCTGATCACCTCGAGGCGGTTAGTAGAGGCGAGATCACACGGCTTCTGACCAATTGTCCTCCGGGGCTGATGAAGTCGCTGCTTCATTCGGTATTCTGGCCAGCGTGGGAATGGGGTCCGGCTGGCCTGACACACATGCGCTACCTGACGTCGTCCTACTCCCAGGACAACGTGATGCGCGACAACACGAAGATGCGGCGCCTCGTCGAGAGCGAGTGGTATCGCTCCCTGTGGCCTGAGGTGCAGTTGGCATCAGACCAGAACGCGAAGGGGAAGTTCGAAAACACTCGATCCGGCGGGCGTGAGGGTAGACCATTCGCGTCGATGACCGGTGGTCGCGGTGACCGCGTTATCATTGACGACCCGCATTCGACCGAGACCGCAGAGAGTGACGTGGAGCGCGCCAACACCGTTCGTGTCTTCCGTGAGTCCATCTCCGACCGTCTGAACGATCTGGAGCGATCGGCTATCGTGGTGATCATGCAGAGGCTACACGAGAACGACGTCGCCGGTACGATCTTGAAGCTTCGGTTGCCGTATGTGCATCTCAACCTGCCGATGGAGTATGATCCGAGGCCCTACAAGAGCAGCGGCCGGTTGATCGATCCGACAGAGCCAACCCGTATCGGCTTTGTGGATCCGCGAACGACCGACGGCGAGCTTCTTCTGCCGGAGCGATTCAGCCGCGAGGCTGTCGAGGCGCTCAAGGTGGTGAAGGGTTCATACGGGTATGCCGGGCAGTACCAGCAGCGTCCTACAGCTCGCGAGGGCGGGTTGTTTAAGCGCCAATGGTTTGAGGGCAAGATCATCCGGCAGGCGCCACCAGGAATCCGCTGGGTAAGGCATTGGGACCTTGCTGCGACGAAAAAGACGACAGCAGCCAGGACGGCCGGTGTGAAGCTCGGGAAGGCTCCAGACGGCTCGTATGTAGTCGGGCACGTTGTCACCACTCAGGACGAGGGCAACGCCGTCCGCAGGCTCATCAAGACGACGGCTGAAACTGATGGGACCGATGTCGTAATCAGTCTACCGCAGGACCCAGGGCAGGCCGGCAAGGTGCAGGTCAAAGACTTCGTGTCGCTGCTGGCGGGCTGGGTTGTGAAGGCTGATCCGGAGACGGGCGACAAGATCACCCGCGCGGAGCCGTTCTCGTCACAGTGCGAGGCCGGGAACGTCTTCCTAGTGCAGGGCGAATGGAATGACGCCTACCTCGACGAGCTGTGCCTGTTTCCTGGCGGTGCATTCAAGGACCAGGTAGACGCCACCTCAGGAGCATTCGGACGCTTGGTAGGTAATCGGCAATCGCAAACGACGTCAACAACAGTGGCGGGGCTCTACTGAGCGCGGTACCTACTGTTCCGCGACATCAACTGCAGTGGTGGAAATGCCCTTCAGGCGCTTGAGGATTGCCACCATTTCCCGCTCGCCTTCTAGGGCCTGCCTTACGTGCTGTGCGAGATCTTCTTTGGCCTCAGGCGGGTCAGTTTGAAGCCCGGCATTCGTGAAAAGCCCAAGCTCATATTCAAGGCGTTCTATGTGGGCTTCATGCCGTGCCAGCATGTGCTCCTTATTGGGCATCGCAACCTCGTTTAGTCATGCAGTTGTCTGTCTCCTTGTAGCGGGCGGCGCACCATTCGCAACTAGGCCAATAGTCCTGCTCAACAAAATGATGGCAACGGAGCCGACTACTTCATGACCGATGCCGTCGATACCAAACACCCGTCATACATTGAGCGTGCCGACGAGTGGGCGCTGATGCGAGACACGACGGGAGGCGAGAAAGAGGTCAAAGGAGCGGGGGCAACATACCTGCCTCAGCCCTCCGGCTTCAAAGCTCAAGCCGACGGTGGTCGCGCACTATATGAGGCGTACCAGAAGCGGGCGCAGTTCCCCGAAATCGTTCACCCGACGATCCACGGAATGGTCGGCGTCATCCACCGGACCGAGGCGCAGATCGAGATGCCGGCAGCAATGGATCCGCTTTGGGAAAGGGCAACGAAAGACGGCCTGCCGCTTGAGGCGCTGCATCGACGCATTACCGCAGAGCTGCTGACCACCGGCCGCTATGCTTTGCTGGCTGACGCTGCGACGGAGGGCTCTGATCTGCCTTGGCTCGCCGGCTATTCGGCCGAGGCACTCATCAACTGGGCTGATGACCGTTCGATGTTCGTGCTCAACGAGAGCGGGCTGAAGCGCGAAGGCTTCCGTTGGGAGCAGGAGAAGCGCTTCCGCGTGCTGGAGATGAAGGAAGGCAGTTACACGGTCCAGACTTTCACCGGCACCGCAATGACAGCCGGCGACGAGGTGACGCCATCAGGCAGGGGCAACACGAAGCTGAACGAGATCCCGTTCGTCGTGATGGGAGCCCGCGATCTGTCTCTGCATCCGGAATTGCCGCCGTTGCTTGGAGTCGCTCGATCGGCCGTGGCGCTCTATCAGCTGTCGGCAGATTATCGCTGGCAGCTCTTCATGACAGGGCAAGAGACCCTTGTCGTCATCAATGGCGATGCTCCATCAGCGGTCGGCGCCGGTGCTGTAATCTCTATCAAGCAGGGTGATCAAGCCGGCACGCCTGATGTGAAATATGTTGGGCCGGCCGGCACTGGCATTGCTGCTCATCGTGTTGCCATCCAGGACGAGCGGCAGAACGCGGCGCAATCCGGCGCCAGGCTGTTCAACAGCGCAGAGACAAAGACAGCTGAGAGCGGTGACGCGCTGCGCATTCGGTTCGCAGCAGAGACCGCCACGCTGACGTCGATCGCGCTGGCGAGCTCTCAGGGGCTGGAGAAGGCACTCCGGCACATCGCCATCATGATCGGGCAAAGCCCCGACGCGGTGACAGTTAAGCCGAACCTGAGCTTCATCGACAGCACGCTAACGCCCGAGCAAGCAGCCTCGCTTGTGTCGCTCTGGCAGAATGGCGCCATTGCCTACGAGACGCTCTACGAGAACCTGCAGCGCGGCGAGATCGCCAGCGCGGAACGGGATCACGAGGCAGAACTGAAGCTGATCGATGAAGAGAGGTTCGGAAGCGAAGAGGAGCGCGACGCGGCGCTCAATCTGCCTCAGACGTAGCCACGGATGAAGTCAGACACGGCGTACAAGGCGTCCTGCAGTAGGAGCGGGTCATTCCAGACCATCCAAGCCCCGATCAGAAGAGCAACCACAAGCGCCAGCCCGATCAGCTTTCGGACAACGAACACAACGAGCCAAAGCACCACGAGCGCAACCGCGCTCATGACGATGAGAGAGTAGATGTCGGTCTCGATGTTCGCCTCCTAATTAATGCTTATCCGCGCACACCTTCCGCCGCCTCACGGCGGCTTTTTCATGTCCGGCAGTGACCGGATCAACCAAGGAGACGGCCAGTGGCCCTGAAAGCAATTATCGACAACCTCGATAGTGTCGAGGAACAGTACCGCTCGCTCTACGAGGAGAAGGACGGCAAGTTGGTCCTGATCGTCGAGGGGATCGAAGCCCACCCTGGTGCCGCGGCACTTAAGTCTGCGCTCGATCGCGTTCGTGGCGAGAAGCGCACCCTGAGCGAAAAGCTGACAGCCGCCGAAAGCCGACTTGAAGGTCTGCCGGAAGATTTTGACGCGGAAGCCTATGAGGCGCTCCGCACTCAAGCAGAAGGCAAGGAACCGCCGAAGATCGAGGAACGCCTGGCGGCGCAGAAGACGCAGCTCGAAGCAAAGTTTGCTAAGGACCGCGAGAAGCTGGAAGGCCGCGCAAGCAAGCTTGATGCCGCTCTTCGCCGCGTGATGGTTGACGATGGCCTCACCAAGGCGCTGCTTGATGCCGGAATCGACAAGGGCTTTCTTCCGGCCGCCAAGGCTCTCCTGAAGGAAAAGGGCCAGATCAAGCTCGTCGAGGACGATGACACCATCGAGGTCTTTGCCGACGACGGCGTGAACGATCGCACGTCGCTCTCCGACTATGTCCGCAGCTGGGCAGGTCAGGACGAGGGCAAGGTCTTCGTCGCCAAGGCTACCGGTGGCGACGCCAAGGGCGGTGACGGCAAACGCTTCACTGACAACCCGTTAGACCCAAAGAACCCGAACCGTACGAAGCAGCAAGAGCTGATCGTCGCGAACGACACCAAGGCTCGCCAGATGGCCGAAGCCGTCGGCGTCAAGCCTTACTGGTAATACCCGGCGTCAGTGGCGCTACTGGAATACGAGGTCATGCCCAGTGGGGTGACCGTGACTGAACCACCCCACAATCTCCAAACATCATTAGGAGCTTTTGCAATGGCAACGACCCGCCTGAGCGACGTCATCTATGGCCCGCTCTTCCTCCCCACGACAATCCAGCGCATCGCGCAGCTGTCGCGCATTCGCAACTCCCCGATCGTCTCCACCGATGGCGAGCTTCAGCGTTTCGCCAATGGCCCCGGCGATCTTGTCCAGATGCCATTCTGGAATGACCTGACCGGCAACTCGAATGTTTCGACGGACGATCCGGCACAGAACGCCACGCCGAACAAGCTGACTCAGGGCCAGGACATGGCTCGCAAGATCCGCCGCAACAACGGCTGGCAGTCCGCCAACCTCGTGGCGTCCATGCTTGCCGAAGACCCGCTCGATGCGGTTGCCCAGCTCATTGCTGAGTACTGGGTGCGTGAAGAGCAGCGCATCATGGGCCAGCAGATGAAGGGCGTGTTTGCTTCGTCAGGTATGGCTGGCAATGTTCTCAACGTCGCCTCTGAAGCCGGCGCCACCACGCCAGTGAACCTGGACGCTGAGATCGCCGCCAATGCCTACGCTCTGCTTGGCGAATACGGCACCACGCTCTCTGCCGTTCTCATGCACTCGCGGGTGTTCTACAACCTGCGTGCAGCCCGCGCGATCGAGAAGTTCAAGGATCCGGCGACCGGCCTCGACTTCGACATGTGGGACGACAAGATCGTTTACGTCTCCGACCAATGCCCGCGTGAAGCTGGCACTACCTCGGGCTTCAAGTATACCAGCTACCTCTTCGGCAACGGTGCGATCGGCTATGCCGAGGCAACGGGCGAGGGCGGACCGAAGAAGCCTGTCGAACTGGACAGCGCTCCATCAGCCGGCAACGGTGAGGGCGTCGAAACCGTCTGGTATCGCCGTCACTGGGTCATGCACCCGCGTGGCGTTCAGTTCAGCGGCACCCCGGCATCTGCGTCCGGTGTAACCGATGCCGAACTCGCCACCGGCGCCAACTGGACGCGGGTCTACGATCCGAAGCTGATCCGCATGGTCGCGGTCGTCACGAACGGCTGAGGGTAGGGGTTTCGGCCCCTCTCCATCACATCCTCAATCTGGAGAAACATCATGACCGATCATGAGAATGATCCGCTACTGGCGGAGGCTATCGCACGTCGTGACGAGAGCCGCGCACAGATCCTTCGTTCCCGAGCAAACCGTCTGGGCGGATCGACTGCTGTCGACCGCCTTGCTGATGCCTTCGATAAGATGGCACAGCAGGCGGAGAAAGCTTCGCAGCGATCCGCCTCGGCACTGGCAGACAATGAGCCTTCCAAGCCCGACCCGGAAGGCACAGCTCAGCTACTCGCGGATAGTGAAGGGAATTTCGCTGCAAACGCTGAAGTCGCGGCCGTCGGCGGCATTGGCATCAAGGCCAGCAACACCGACGTGTCGACCGGACAGCCGGCACAGACGATCGAGCAGGCTGGGGAGGCCATAACGCCCGGCGCGCAGAAGATCGTTGCTGATCAGCCGGTGGCCGGCGCTGATGGCTCTGGTTCGTCCAGCGCCGATGATGCCGTTGCCATTCCGGACAACTGGCGTGACCTCACCTGGCAGGAACGTCGTTCTCTTGCCTCCAAGCTCAGCGAGACCCCGATCAGCAACGGCGAGGAAGCCAATGCAGCCATCGAGGCCGAACTGAAGCGCCGGGGCTGAGGGCATGCCTATCCTCTCGACGCTGATCGACAAGCGCATCGTGGCCGCCCTTGAGGCGGTCACCGGTGCTTCGAAGTTCGTTCCTGTCACGAAAGCTGATGCTGCTTTGAGCGACGGAGTCTGCAAGGGGTTGCTCGCAGTACAGGGCGGTGGGGTGCATTGACGGCAACTTTGATCCAATAGCCGACAAGCCATAACACTTCGATCGCGACCGAAGCATCTCTTCGAGGAAGCTGCCATAAGGGTCCATCGCAATTGGAGCCCAGATTATGACGTCTTGCTCACCATCCACGACCGCATCCTTCTTCGGCTGGCATGTGGTCGCTGCGACCTTCGTGCTGGCCGTCTTTGGCTGGGGCGTCGGTTTCTACGGACCGCCGATCTACCTGCAGATGGTAGTCCAGCGAACGGGATGGTCCGTTGCGCTTGTCTCGGCTGCCGTAACGCTGCACTTTTTGATCGGTGCGGTCGTCGTGGCAAACCTTCCTCGACTGTATCGGCTCGCGGGCGTAGCCGCGGTCACCACCATCGGCGCGGGCCTCCTCGCCATCGGCGTCGTCGGTTGGGCCGTAGCCGACCAGCCGTGGCACCTGTTTGCCGCCGCTCTCTTGAGCGGAACAGGCTGGGTTGCAATGGGCGCTGCGGCGGTGAACGCCATTATCGCACCCTGGTTTGTCCGCGCCCGCCCGGCAGCATTGTCCATGGCGTACAACGGAGCAAGTGTGGGCGGCGTGATCTTCTCGCCTCTGTGGGTCATGCTCATCGCCTCAAGCGGGTTTGCACAGGCAGCCGCCATCGTCGGCATTTCCATGGTCACCACCGTGGTCGCGTTGTCCGTTCTGGCATTTTCCAAGTCTCCCGACGTTCTGGGGCAAATTCCGGATGGAGCACGGGCGGACCACGAGGCGACGGCTCCACTGCTCGCTGCGCCCATAGCAGGCGCTTTGCTTTGGCGCGACCGCCGCTTCCTGACGCTGGCAGCGGGTATGGCTGCGGGGCTGTTTGCGCAGATCGGACTGCTGGCCCATTTGTTTTCGATCATGGTTCCTGTCTTCGGATCACAGGCGGCGGGCCTGCTGATGGGAGGAGCTACCGTTGCGGCAATCCTCGGGCGCACTGGCATCGGCTGGCTGATGCCGGCTTCGGCGGACCGCCGTCTGATTGCCTCCGCCAGCTATGGCGTTCAGATCATCGGCACCCTGATGCTTTTGACGACGGGTGGAGGAGATACTGCTGCAATGGTTGTCGGCGTGCTGCTTTTCGGCCTGGGCATAGGCAACGCCACATCGCTCCCGCCTCTCATCGCCCAGGCCGAGTTCGACAAAGCCGATGTCTCCCGCGTCGTGCCGCTGATCGTGGCTCTGAGCCAGGCGACCTATGCCCTCGCTCCCGCACTGTTCGGCATGGCCCGGACGATCTTCGATCCCGCCGTTTTCATATTGGCTGTGGCTGTCCAGTGTCTGGCAGTTATCGCGTTTTTAGCCGGACGGCGTCAATGACTGCAGTGGGCCGACAGCGGACCCCCCTCGCCAACATCAATCGATTTGGGGCGACGTCAGATGACAAGGAGCAATGATAGGAGGCTACTGACCGAGCGCGGACATACCAGCATCGTTGAGGAGAGTGCTCAAGGCTGTTATCAACTGTGCCGATACAAACGGCTTTTGAAGCAGAACGCTTCCGGGAACCCCCTGAGCCCTCCAGTGCTCGGCACTGTCTCCAGTCATGTAGATCACCGGCAGCAATGCCTGCAACTCCCTTGCTCTGCGAGCAACGTCCCATCCATTTGCTTCTCCCGGCATACGGATATCCGTTAGCAAGGCAGAGAAACGAGCGGAATCCTCCTCCAAAGCCTCATGGCAGATGCGCAGATCGGTGCTGGAACAGCAATGTCTAGGTCACTGATGCGACAATTCGTCGGCCTTAGCCCTAATGAGCGGCAGCATTAGGTGGGGAGGAACCAACGTCGGACTGAAGTCCATGTTGCGAATCTTCGTTCTGAAGGAGATGTATTTCATGCATTGCTAATGATTCGTGGGTGCCGGTGTTACCGATGGACTTGGGTTTGGAATTGGATGATGTCCTTGCTCTCCAGGGGGAAGGAATGAAAGCGAGGGCCTGGGGTCTGTCGCGGAGAAACAACCCGGCTCTACGAGAAGGCGACCGTGGTCAGGTAGAGAGCTCAAAGCCCCAGGACTGGTCCGACCGATACGAAGCGTGGCTCTTTGGCTGGCTTATCGAAGATGTTTGGCTTCAGGCAACAGCTGGAGATGGCCGCTGACCCTGCCTACGAGCGCGGGTTGGACTGTCGGCCTTTGCCAGGCTGGTCAGAGCATCGGCCTCTGCCTGCTCGCCAAGTAGATAAAGACGCCCACCGCAATCATGAGGGCCGCGCCAGCGCCCATAAGCCACGGCGTCCAAGACGTCCGCTCGCCGAGACACAACGTGCGCTCTATGATTTCTTGCTCCGGCATTTCAACTCGACCATCTACCGTTCATCAACAGTGGTTCGGTTAACGAATGGGAGCGCCGGCATCAATGATATGTGGCGTTTTAGGTCAGAGTCCTTTCGGATTGGCTTAAATAAGGGCGAGCGAAACGTCGTGCATTTTACCGAACCGCACCGGCGCCCTAACCTCAAAGGCGGCGGGCTCCATCAAAAGGGAAGACTTGCAAATTCAGCCATCGCCAACCCGGCAGTGGTGACGAGAGCGGCTGCGATGATTAGCGTAAGGATGTGAGGGCGCAAGTTCATCATGAGGACATAATGCTGCAACTGCTCCCGTCGACTGGACTTAGGTCCCATGCTTTGGAAGTAGCTCCGTAACAACTGTCGCCGCGCGCTGCCTTCATGACAGCGCAGAGCAGTCAGCAATTCTTCAGCCTTCTGTGCGAGACTAGCGAGATCGTTCCATTCTATCGACGGAGTATTTGTATGCGTCTCGCACTCGTCCTGGCTTCAGTGTTAATATTCGGACAGCCCGCATTTTCAGCGCCAAGTGACGTTCTTACCAAGGCCGAAGAAAAAACTTATGAGGCGTGGGGGAAGCTTGGCTTGACCGAAAGGACCTTCACGTTCGTCACCGAGCCTTCGAAGGGCTACGGTATCTATCAGGAGAAGCAATCCAGCATCTTTAAGCCGGGTGAGAAGGTCATCACCTACGTTGAGCCGATCGGCTTCGGCTGGAAGGAATTGCCCAACGACATGTACGAGCTCAACTTCGTTTCGGACGTGAAGATCAAGGCAGCGAGCGGCGAAGTTCTCCTCGACCAAAAAGGCTTCGCTAAGAACGTGTTGCAGAGCCATAACGCGAACATGGAGTTCTCGATGGACTTCACTCTGACGCTGACTGGCGCGCCGGCGGGTCAATACACGCTGACCTACACGATCCACGACATGAGCGGGACTCAGACGTCAACGTTTGACCAGGACTTCACGATCGCAGCAGAATAACGGGGCACGAGCTGCCCTCGGCAACAGACGCCGCGGCTGCTGCCATATGAAAACATCCAAGCCGCCGCTGAGGCGGCTTTTTCTATAAGGCTATAGCCAGATGATCGAGATTGAGGCCATCAACTGCTCCGACCGCGTAGCTCTCGCTAACGACGGTCGCATGGGGCAGATAACCAATCTGTTCGACGCGGATGGCCACGACACTAATGACATAGCGGCTGCAATCTCGGCTGTCGTGAAGCTGGCGGACGACGAATGGCTGACGGTCGATCTAACAGCGTTCAAAGCAATAGAGGTGAATTGATGCCTGACCACTATGGAACGCTGGCAGCGGCTGACGCATATCATCAAGCTCGCGCCAATGTGGTTTGGGCTGCGACCGGCGACGATGAGGATCGACAGGCTGCGCTGTTGCGCGCTTGTGTTTGGATCGACAACACGTATCGCGTGCGATTCAGCGGCAAGAAGGCGGGCGGCCGTTCGCAGGTACGGGAATGGCCTCGAACGGACGCGGTGGACGCCGCGGGCGATCAGCTTGCGGACGACGAGGTGCCAGTCGAAGTCGAAGAGGCTGCGTATGAAGCCGCGCTGCGTGAGCTGGTGAACCCGGGTTCACTCGCGCCTGACTTCGATGGCAAAGCGCCTATCAAGGCGGAACGGGTGAAGGTTGGCTTGATCGAGGAAGAGACGGAATATCAGGCGGCCTCTGCGATCGCTCCGAAACCATCATTCGCAGTGATCGACGGCATCTTGCACAACGTCCTGGTTGCCTCTGCCGGCAATACCTCAGTTAGAGCGCTCATTCGTTATTAGATCTGGTCTTTGGGCTTGTTGCCGTGAGCGTCTTCAAGGCCTTTCTCTGCCTTCTTCACAAGCTCCTCACGGTTCTTGTCCGCGTCTTTTCCGGTACGAGCATCGTCGCTCTCTGCTGGCTTCTTCTCGGTCATGGTCGGGTTCCTCGTTGAATGGCACCAACAAGGCGCTGCCGCCATAGTTCCTGCGAGGTCTAATGCCCAACCCTCTCTACACGCGCCTGCAGGCCACTGCTGAGCGGTTGCTGAGCAAATACGGCCAAGCAGGCACGGTCACGCGGTATGCTGCGCCTGACGATATCTTCGGCGGCGATCCTGTACCAACGCCTTATCCGGCGAAGATCTTCCCCGACACCTACGAGGCGCGCGAGATCGACGGCACGGTGATCAAGACCGGAGACGTCAAGCTCTACATCAGCGCCGTTGGCCTGCCGATTACGCCGGAGCCAGACGACACCGCCACCTGCAACGGCAAGACCTATCGCATCGTCACCGCAGACCCCAACCTATACGACGGGCAGACGCCGGTCGTGCACATCGTTCAAGGGAGATTGAACCAATGACCGAGAAACCAGATCCACGCGCGAAGTACGTCAAGGTCGAGGTCGTCGTGCCCTTCGAGCGGTACCGCATGGGCGAGAAGACCGAACTGCCACCACAGAAAGCCGCCGCGCTCGAACAGCAGGGAATGGTGAAGCCGGCCACAAAGACGGCTGAAAAGCAAATCGCTAAGGCCAACCCATGACCTTCGACGAACTGCTCGACCTGTACGACCCCAAGCTTGCCGCCGCATTTCGCGAGAGCATCGAGGGCATCAAGTCGAGCATCGTCATTGCCCGGGTGATCGAGCGGCTGGAACGTGGCGACATCAACGGCGCGATTGAGGCAATGGAGCTTGATCGAGAGGCGTTTGCCGCGCTGGAAATTGCGCTTCAGGAAGCCTTCAACGCCGGCGGCGTCAACGTGGTGGAAGAGCTGCCGACTAAGGGACCAGACGGCGCTCGCGTCATCTGGCGCTTCGGTGTCCGCAACCCTGAAGCGGAACGCCTCCTTCGCGAACTGTCGTCAACGATGGTGACCTACATCACTGAGGATCAGCGGCAGGGCGTGCGTATGGCTCTTGAGAGCGGTCTTGCTCGTGGCCTCAATCCTCGCGCCACAGCTCTGGACGTGATCGGCCGGCAGAGTAGGATCACCGGGCGCAGGGAGGGTGGCATCATCGGCCTGACGACCCGACAGATCGAGTTCATCGAAAGAGCGAGGCAGAACCTGGCTTCAGGCGATCCAGTCCTGATGCGGAAGTATCTCGAGCTACAGACACGGGATAAGCGCTTCGACAGGACGGTTGCCAAGGCCATACGCGAGGAGAAGCCGGTTGATGCGGCAGTGTTGCAGAAGATCATCTCGCGCCTGAACGACAACAACCTTCGGCTCCGTGGCGAGAACATTGCTCGAACCGAAACCATGATGGCGCTCGGCTCGGCACGTGATGAGGTGATCCGGCAGCAGATTGCTGGCGGCAAGGTCGAGGCGCAGGACATCACGAAGGTCTGGCGATCGGCGGGGGATAGCCGCGTCCGCCATACGCACCGCGCCCTGAATGGCAAGGGCATAGGTATCGACGAGATGTTCTTGAGCCCTTCCGGTGCGATGCTGCGCTATCCCGGTGATCCAATGGCGCCGATCAACGAGACGAGCGGCTGCCGTTGCCGGGTGCAGTATAAGGTTGATTATATCGGCGCTGTCGCGCGCAGGTATCGCGCAGAGGCCGCCTGATGGCAAAGCTATCATTCTCCGCGAAGGTCGCAGCGTTTGCAGCCAAGGTGCCGGGAGCCGTTGAAGCGGTGTTCAAGGAGGCTGTGCAGGAAGTCACGGAGGAGATGCTGAAGCCTACCAGCGAAGGCGGGCGTATGCGCGTCGACACTGGCTTCCTGAGAGCATCGGCGCTGGCTTCCACGACGGCAATGCCCCGCATCATCGCGAGTTCCGGACCGGTCGAAGGTCAGACGTACCCGGCAGACTTCGGTCAGATTGAAGCGGTCATAGCTGGCGCAGATATCGAGAGCACTATCTATGTCGGCTTCACGGCCGGCTATGCTGCTTTTCGGGAGTTCGGATCGAACGGGCAGGCACCTGATGCCTTTGTCCGCACCGCAGCCCAGCAGTGGCAGCCTATAGTTGATCGGAAGGCGGCAGAGCTAAAGTCTCGTCTGGGTCTGTAGCGTCCATCTTCTTCAGTACAGCGCCTTGTAGGGTGACGAGCATTGTCCGAGCCACCTTCAATGCGGTGTCGCCGTGCGTCGTCTCGCCAGTCCGCCCCTGAACAGCAAGCCACGCCTCGTGCAGGCGATCATAGACTTCGCTGTCATTGAGTGGCGGCTTCTCGGACATCACCAAGGGATACACGAATGCCCTCAGGCACGGAAGCCAACATCTTCAAGGCGCTGATGGATCGGCTGACCGCGCTGTCCTTCACGCCAGCGCAGCCTATTGCATCGCCCTTCATTGCCTTTCCGCCGGCGGGCCAGACGAAACCGAAAGACTATCTTGAGGTCACCTTCATCTCCGGCCCGACCAACACCCGCACGCTCGGGCCTGGGAGGCAGCAGCACCGCGGCATCATGCAGGTAACGGTCCACTACAGCTCAGGGACCGGCATTATCGTGCCGATGCAGCGAGCAGACCAGATCATCGCCCACTTCCCAAAAGACTTCGTCCTGCACGAGAGCGGGGTGAGGGTGAAGATATACCGGAAGCCCTACCAGACGCAGCTTCCGCCACAAAACGGCTCGCTGATGGTGCCCGTCACCATCCAGTACGAGACCTTTGCAGCCTAACCACAAAGGAGAACGCCAATGGCGATCACAACCGCAACCGGCACCCGCTGGTTCATCGGCGGCACCACCGCCATTGACTATTCCACCGATGCCAACGCGATCGATGACTTCGAAGCTTTGACTTGGACAGAGATCAAGGAAGTCGAGGACGGTGGCGAAGTGGGTGACGAGTCCGCAGACGTCAGCTTCCAGTCTCTTGGCGATGGCCGTGTGCGGCACCTGAAGGGCGCACGAGACGCCGGCACTGTCGCGCTCGTGGTTGGTGACGACCCGCAGGATGCAGGCCAGATCGCAATCCGCGCAGCCGAGCAGACCAAGTTCCTCTACAACTTCAAGATCGAGTACGAAGACGCTCCAAACGCTGGCTTTTCCAACAGCGTGGACTACTTCCGCGGCCTCGTTATGTCAGCGCGCAAGCAGATCGGCGCCGGTGACAACGTGTTGAGGCGCACTTTCTCGATCGGCATCAACACCGCTGTGCTCACTGTCGAGCCGGCAGATCTCACGCCGTAAGGAGCATCCATGTCCTTTGACATTTCGAAGGCTCAAACCTTTGACTTCGAGCAGACCTCGACGCTGGAAGTCCTCGACCCAATCACCCGTCAACCGAACGGGTTGATCATAGAGGTTCGGTCCTACCGGTCGGAAGCCGTCAAACGCGTCCACCGTCGGCTCGGCAACGCTGCCATCTTAGCGAACAAGAAGAACCCCAAGCGAGCTGGAACGGTCGAAGAGGTCGAAGAAAAGACCAATGAGATCGTCGCTGCCGCGGTCGTGTCTTGGAACATGACGAACGGCGGCCAGCCGGTGCCAGCCACGCCAGAGAGCGTGATTGCCATCATCAGCAAGCCCGAATTCTTCTATATCGGGGAGCAGATTGACGAGCGTGCCGACGAGGACGCCCGTTTTATGATGCCCTCGCAGACGAGCTGATCGACTACGCGAGGGCCTACTTCCTTCCGCGTCGTTCTTCGGACGCGGAACCGGAGCTTGCCGAAGACCTTGAGTACATCTGGGACTGGTTCGTCGAGCTCCACAACACCCGCCAATACGGCTTTGCAGCCAATCCCATCACCTTCAGCGAGATCGAGAGCTTCTGTCGCATGACTGGGGCAATCATCCCGCCGTGGGAACTGTCGGTTATCCGGCGGATCGACACAGTCGTCACCTCTATCCTGAACAAGACCGGTGAGCAGCGGCGCGAGGCCACCGAGGCTGACGTTGCTGATCAGAAACAAACGATCCGTGCCGCTGCCAAGGATCGACGAGTGGTGAAGCGCGAGAGGAAACCAAAGAATGGCTGAACTGGCTACTCTCGGTATCGAGGCGAAAACCACTGGCCTTGATCAGGCGACATCGAAGCTTGATCAGCTCTCTGGCGCCGCCAAGCGTGCGGAAGCCGCTGTAGAGGGCATCGGTCCATCGTCATCCAAAGCAGGACAGATGGCATCTCAGGCCGCCAATGCCACGGCGACCGCTCTCCGGGCCGAAGCTACCGCTGCTGATAAGGCGGCCGCCTCTATGCGGGCGCATGCCGTTGCAGCAAACCAGAACGTGCCTGGCCTGACCAAGATGCACAACGTCTCGAACTTCGCGGCGCAGGGCTTCGATATCGTCACGACGGCCGCTGGCGGGATGAACGCTGCCCTCATTGGCATGCAGCAAGGTCTTCAGGTCGCACAGGGCTTGATGGGCGTAGAGCGTCCGCTGAGGACGCTTGGCGCGGCCTTCCTCGCAATGCTGTCGCCGGTGACATTGCTGGCTGTCGGCCTCACAGCTTTGCTCGCTGCTGGTCTCCAGATGGTGCCGTGGGCAACGCTCGCAGCATCCGCCCTTACCGGGCTGGCGAACGCGCTCGACACCATAGCGCCTTATGCTATCGCCGCCGCTGCAGCACTGGCTTTGATCTATGGCCCTGCCATCGTCGGCGGCATCCTCGGTGTGACCGCTTATCTTGCTGGCTTGGCGACGGCTGCAACCATGGCCGCTGCTCAGTTCGCTGTCGCATGGTATGCGGCCGCCGCGCCTCTCACGCTGACTTTGACTGCCTTGGCTGCCGTCGGTGCTGCTGTCTACGTCCTCCGAGACGAGATCAAGAGCGCCTTTGGGATTGACGTTCTGCAGGTGTTCAAGGTCGCCGGCAACACGATGATCTCGGTATTCGTCGGTGCCGTCAATGGCATCAAGGCCTCCTTCGCCGTTCTTCCAGCCGCGCTCGGCAGCCTCATGGTCCAGACGGCCAACGCCGTCATCAAGGCGGTTGAGGCAATGGTCAACGGCGTCAGCGAACTGCTGAACGGCTTTATCGAAGGCATCAATGGCATGCTCTCGAAGCTCCCCAGCTTCGCCGGTGGCGGTGTGCAGTTGGGCACGATCGGTAAGGTATCCTTCGGCGGGATGAACGATCCGTGGGCGGGCGCTGCGGGGCAGGTAGGGTCCAGTATCAACGATGCCATCAATCAGGCCAGCAAGACCGACTGGATCGGCAACATCGGCTCCAGCATTGGCGAGGGCGCAGATTATGCCAGCGGCAAGCTGAAGGAACTGTCGAAGTGGATCACCACGGTTGACGACAAAGCCAAGAAGAAGGGCGGAGGCGGCAAGACCGAGGGCGAGAAGTATTCCGATATCGTAGACGGCGCTAACCGACGAATTGCTTCTCTGAAGGCGGAAGAACAAGCCATTGGCATGACCGAAGAGGCATCTGCTCGCCTACGGTATGAGACGGACCTCTTCAATCAGGTGCAGCAGAAGGGGCTTGAACTCACGCCCGCCCGTCGCGCCGAGCTTCAGGGTCTCGCTGCACAGATGGCTGCCGTTGAAGTGGCGACCAAGCATGCGAAGGAAGTGCAGGAAGCATGGAACGAGGCGGGGCAGGGCTTCGGCGGTATCCTGAAGGGGCTGACTGAGGGCACCATGACATGGAAGGATGCTCTACTTCAGGCCATCCCGGTCGTTCTGAAGCTGCTCAACTCCATGAACTTGGCGCAAGGAGGCAAGGGCATCCTCGGCGGAGGCTTCTTCCAAAACTTGATCGGTGGGTTCCTCGGTGTTGGCTTTGCCTCAGGTGGATACACTGGTAACGGCGCGACCCATCAAGCTGCCGGGATAGTTCATCGCGGGGAATATGTATTCTCTAAGGCTGCTACTGCTCGCATAGGAGTCGCTAATCTCGATCGGGCACACAAGGCTGCCAAGGGTTACGCCTCCGGTGGCTATGTCACGCCTGCCATGCCGGTGGCTGCACCGGCGAACAACAACATCATGATCGAAGGGTCGCAGATCATCGTGCAGGGCAACGCTGATAAGCGGACGCTCGCGGAGATGCAGAAGATGCTCGATCAGCGCGATCGGCAGATCACTAAGAACATCGGCAAGACCATTGATGACCGCAACAAGGTCTCACAGAGCAGAAAGACTCGCGCCTGATGGCAAGGCTCTTACCGTTTGTTGATGTGCCGGTCGTGTCGCAGCGACCGCTTGCAGGTCCCGAAGCCGTGGGAGCTTCAAGCAGCACGTCGATCGGCAACTTCACACAGAGCGTTGCGTCTGCCTTCGGCGGCTGGGTATGGGAGTTCGTATTCCCGCCGATGGAGGGCGAGGAGTACCGACACTTCCGCGGCTGGCTTGTCGCTCAGCAGAAGGGGGCAAACGCTTCCCGGTGGCAGATGACCGATCGAGACCTGATGCAGAAGGCGCGGGCAGGTGTGGCGGCGGGGGCAGGCAATATGCCTTGGTCGAACGGCATGAAGTGGTCGAACGGCATGCGGTGGGGCTTCACCTATCCGAACGTGGTGGTCGCCGCTGCTGCCTCGAAGGAGGCAACGATCATCACGCTCGATACAGCGTTCTGGGGCCGCAAACTCAAGTGGGGAGACCGGATAGGCTTCTTCCCGCTGCACTTCGGTCTCTATCAGGTGACTGCGGAACTCGGTGAAGGACAGTACCGAATCTGGCCACCGCTCCGGAAGGCTATCACCACCGATGACTTCGCTACACTCTATCCCGTCTTGGCCATGCGCCTGATGATCCAAGACTTCGAGTATCCTGTCGAAGAGCAGGTTCACACCGTCGGCGCTACCGTCCGCATGATCGAGGTTTTCGATGCGGATGTACGCCAGTATTTCGCGGACTGAGGATGCCAGGACCTTTTACAGAAGCCGACCGCGACTTCCTGCGGCGCCCGCACATCGCGCGCGCATGGTTTGCTGAGTTTGGTCTGCCTTCAGGCACATGGCGGCTGCACAACGGCGTTGGAACCCAGAATGTTGGCGGTCACGAATGGTCGGGGGTCTCTGATCCTGCCGGCCGGCAGCTCGTGTCTCTGTCCGCCGTGGAAGATCCGCGTTTCGGGCAGGCTGCCAAGGTCGATATTGTCCTTTCCGGTGTGAACGTCGAATTCCTGAGATCGGTGAAGGATCAAGCGAGGCAGACCGAAGGCGCTCTCTGCGATCTCTATTGGGCGGCTTTTGACCAGGAGACGCAGGAGGTTTGGGCGGGCGGGCTGAAGAAGCTTTTCCCCGGCTACTTGTCAGCCCCGAAGAGGCAGACGACCGGCATTGGCGTCCGCACCGTCTCCTTCACGGTCGAAACGCTGTGGCAAAGCCAGAACTTCCCATTTGGCGGCAAGTGGACTGATGCTGAACAGCAACGCCGCTATCCCGGCGACAAGGGCTTAATGTTCGTGGGAGTTCGAGTGCAGGAGGTCATTCGCGCGTGAGCGACATTCCTGATCTGCTCCAAGCTTTCCTGGCTGAGACCGTAGACAAACCAATGGTCTGGGGCGCGAGCGACTGCACGACTTGGCCTGCCGAATGGGTGGAGCGGGCCTGCGGTGTCATGGTGCCTCGCCTCAGCTATGCGGATCGAGACGAAGCGCACGCTTTGATCGAGAAGGCCGGATCGCTGGTGGCAATTTGGGATGAAGCGCTAGCCGAGACGCATCTGATGGAAACCGGCGCGCCGGAAGCCGGGGACGTCGGAATCATCGAGACGCACGCCTATGGGCAGTGCGGCGGCATCTTCATCGACGAGAACTATTTCGCATGGCGGGCTGAGCCGCAGGGTTACCGAGTCCTGAAGCCTCGCCAGCGCACGATCCTGAAGGTTTGGTCTATCCGATGAAGCTCAAGAAGCTGATGCTTGCCAGCAGCGCCTTGTGGGCTGCCATGGTGGGCCATGCGCATGCAGATCCAGTCTCGCTGATTGCAACCGCCATCCATGGCTTTCTGCTGTCAAGCACGGCAATCGCGGCTACGGCGGCCGGCACGATCGCCACCATCGCCGCCAATGTCATTGTCGGCGGCGCGGTGGTTGCTGCCTCGCTCTTCGGAGCGCAGCGGCCACGTGGCGGCGCCATCAAGCCATCTGACGCGAAGAACACCTTCGAAACCGGGGAGAGTTCGGTCATAGAGGGCGTTGGGCGTGTTCGTGTGGCCGGGCTCCAGGCCTTCGGCAACACTGATGGCAGCACGAGAGGCCGTTTGATTTGCCGCCTTCAGGGCCCGGTAGATGCCTACGAGACATATTTCCTTGGAGGACGAGAGGTCACAGTCGATCCTAACGGGGATGTAAGTTCGCCACCATGGGCTCGCCCTGGTGGATCTTGGGCCAATTGGCAAGACAAACTCGGAGCAGGCACGGAGACCGCATGGGCTGGCCTCATGACGCACTTCCCGACGCTCTGGACGGCAGCACATCGTGTGCGCGGTATAGCTCAGTCGCAGTTGCTGTTTTTCAACCCAGGGCTGACGGAGCCGAAGTACCTCAGCCTTTACCAGAACGGCGCCCCAAACTCGGAGGTCATAGCTCGCGCCTCGCGGATCTATGACCCGTTCGATGTAAACTGCCAGATGGACAACCCCGCAACCTGGGTCTGGAGCGAAAACTCCGTTCTGATCTGCGCCCATGTGCTGCGGCGTGATCCTGCATTCTCATCGGCACGGTTCAACTGGCCGCGCATTACCGTCGAAGCGGTCAAGGCGCAAGCCACCGTGGCCACTAGGACAGGCACAGAGAAGCGGTCGCGCCTCTGGGGCATGTGGGCATGGGAAAGCGAGCGCGGCGACACGATGCACCAGTTCCTTGATTCTGCCGGTCTCGAAATCCGGCTGGACGAAAACGGGCTAATCTACTTCGAGCTGATCGACGACGAGGTGACACCGGAGATCAGCTTCGAGCCGCGCGATATGTACGACTATGGCTGGCAATCAGGCCCTGAGGCAGTTGACCGTCCTAACATCTGCCGTGTCCGCTATTATTCGCCGGAGCGCAACTACGAACTAGCGGACTTGAACCTTGCTGGTATTGCGTGGGCCGTCGTTCAGGACGAGGTTGACCGGTACGGGCCCAAGTACCTCGACATCGAGCTTCCGTTCTGTCCATCGGCCGCACAAGCTCAGCGTATCGCACGTCGTAAGTTCGCTGTCGCGCGTGCCGATCGCGTTAGGATGGTGACTAACATGGTCGGGCTGGCGGCTTGGGGTCTCCTCTATGCGCAGATCGAGGAGCCAGACCTGGGCGACATCATGAAGGTGCGCATGGATGCGCCGCGCATTGATGACGAGAACGGATCGGTCGAGATTCCTTGCACGGTTTGGCCGTTGCTTCCGGCATGGAACCCTGCCGTTGACGAGGCTCTTCCGCCCGAGGTTATCCCAGAGCTTGGCTATGAAAGTGATTTGATCAAACCAAACCCTCCCTACGCAGCCATCCAGATCACCTATCCCGGTGGGGGCAAAGAGCTGAGGATCGGCTTCACGCTGCCAGCGCAGGAATATGACATCGCTGAAGCCAACTATCGAACCTACAGTGGCGGGTTGCCTCAACCATGGCAGGCGATGACGGAATATCCCGGCAGCGTCGAAAGCGAGTTACCAAGTGGTGATCCAACATATTCCGCGATGGGCGCTTACGTGTCTGGAAACTTCCTTGGGGAACCCATCGACGCGCGCGTTCGGGTCTTCAACGGCGATGACGGCAGCTATTTCTCCGACCTTTTTAGTGGTCCCGTCGTCGAGAACAATAATGTGCCGGGGGCACCGATAGAAATATCATCGACGACCGAAGGCCTCGAACTGGAGTTCGTTCTCACCACCAACAACGTTCAGGTCGCATCACTCCAGTTGCAAAGGAACAGCGGATTCCCAGAATTCAATTGGGAAACCGTAGACTCATCAAACGTTCGACCGGGCCAAGCGGCAACGCTCAACGCCATGGGCGCTGCAGAATACAGGGCGCGCTGCCTTACCAGCAACGGCACCGCTGGAGCGGCAATCACTTACGTAGTCACCGCGCCCGAAGGCAGCGGTTAACCCTCACATTAGGAAGCTTTCCATGGGCATCTTTTCGAAGCTTGCTCAGCAGATCTTTGCGTCTGCTGACGAGAACGGCAATGCGCGCGCCATCTCCGAGCAGGAGGTAGGAGTTTGGGGCACTGAGCTCGAGCGGCTTGTCTCACTCTTCGTAACGGGCGGCGGCCTGATCTATTCCAGCAAAGCCGCTCTGGATGCCGATCTCACCAAAGCGGCCAACTCAATGGCATGGGTGCTGGGCGATCCTGTGGTCGCGAACAACGGGATCTATGGCAAAGTCGGCGCGGCGAACGCTGGATCGTGGACCCGCCGCGGAGATCTGCCGTTCAGCTTCATCATCGCCTCTGATGCCGGGGCTGGCACTCCCAACGCTATCCAGGCGACAACCTCCATTCCTGTGTCGAGCTCGGCGCTGGTGTGGATGAACATTGCAGACACCAACACCGGCTCTCCTGTCACTGTCAGCTTCAACGGCGGCACGCCTTTCACGATCAAGACCAACAGCGGGAACGATGTCATCGCGGGCGGTCTGGTGTCGGGGATGATCGTGCTTGGCACCGTCGCAGGTACGACGTTCCGTTTGTTGAGCGACCAGGCGAGCGCAGCAATCGTAGCTGCCGCAGAGGCGGCTGCTGATCGCGCGGAGGCTGCAGCCGCGCTCGCGGGCTCTGGGTACATCTTCCCGGAACTGATGCCGTCGTGGAACCCGGCAGATGCTTATCAGGCGATACTTGATGCATCTAACCTGTCTGCAAGCAGCGGAGGTCGTGTGAACCTCACAGCGGGGAGAACCTATGCGGTTTCGCGGTTAGTCCTTGCGGCGGGCTCGAAACTTATAGCCGAAGGGGCTACGATTGCTCCCTCTGGCGTACAGACTGGTGCAGATAAAGACGTTGTTATCGGCAACCTTGTTCAATTCGATGCAATCTTCATCCAGACGTCGGGCACAGAGCTTAACACCGACGTGGTCGAGGTCGGTTTGGGCGTTCTCGGCGGACGGCTGAGCCTGGTAGCGGCGGCGCAACGCGCGGGCGGTGGCATTGTCGTGAACCCGCAAAACACGCAGATCGACTACATTTATACCCGCAAGATCGACCGACCGCTCCACCTCCACAATACCAGCATCGTGGCGCAGACAACCGGTTGCCGGATAGGCTTTCTGGATGTCGAGGATTATGTCCGGGCCTTCCGGGCGACATTCACGGAATTTAGCCTCGGCGGAGTCTGGTGTGCCGGGCGTAGCCCCAACGCTGCGAAGTCTCCTGGCCACAATGGCGTGCTGATCGTCGGATGCACGAATTGGGATATCGGCGATTGCTGGATTGAAGATGCAGGTGAGCATCCTATCCGGATCGGCGGTTCGGAGGGCGCTTGGGCGGTCACAAAGAACTTCAAAATCGGGGACGTGACAGCTATTCGCTCAGGCGGATGCCCGATCAAGATCAATCCGACACTTAAAACAACGGTGGCTGGGACAGTGGCGGTCGCTGCGGGCAGCCCCACGCTCACCGGTACTGGAACCTCATTCCTGACGGCTCTGAAGCGAGGCAGCAATGTCCGTATATCAGACACAGGCGAGATCTACCGTATCGCTTCCATCACAAGCAACACAGTGGCCACTCTCGACCGCAACGTCACCACCCCGGATACCAGCAGCGCGCTGGAAGTGATGGAGGCGGCCTGGAATGGTCAGATAGGCAACGTTGTTGGGATCGATGCTGGTGATACTGATGTGGTCGGGAACGAAGAACTCATCCGATTGTCTCACGCGCGAAGCATCAAGATCGGGAATTGCGCAGCATTCCGAGATGGAGCAGCAGTCTCTTCGCAGTACCTGGTGCAGTTGAACGACGTCGACGACATCGAAATCGCCGCCATCGGCGGGACGGGTGTCAATTCCGGCTTCATCTCGATCGATGGCACCTCCGATATCGATGCCGGTCAGTTCGGCGGCGACGTGACCAATGTTCGCATTGGTCGGCTTCATGGCGTCTGCAACGGCAACAACGCAATCGGCGTCAACACCGCATTTCGGGTCGGCAAGGTATCGATCGGCCTCGACAACATCAGCGGCTTCCTCGTCAATCTCGTCCGTTGGGACGGAGGCACCCTGTCAGATGTGTTCGAACTGAAGGGCCGGGTCTCCGGCTCCGTCGCGCCTGTCTATCTGGGCGTGCCCAACAGCGACAACTTTCTGGTCGATGTTGCCTGGACCAACACACGGTCTGTCGGCCGGGCGGCAACCAACCGCGGGACCGCAGCACTTGAACTTCTCGCTGGCGTTTTCTCGTCCGCAGCCGGGGCGCCAACCGGTCTGTTCCTGAATGGCTCGCGAGCGACAGCCGGTAGTGGAAACTATGGTGCAGGTATCGAGTTCTCCCGCCTTGGCAGCTCACGCCGCGGCGCCGCTATCATCCCCCGCCAGGGTTCGTCCGATGACAAGGAGGTAGGTCTCTCATTCTTCGTCGGAGACACCAACACGACAGGCAATGAGGCTCTTCTGGAGGCGCTCCTGCTGGAGCATTTCGGAAATGCCCGGCTGCTCATGCCGGGCGCTGGCGTCATCCTTACGAGTCCGAACGGCGCAACAAGGCGACGGCTCACGATTGACGATGCTGGGGCTGCGGTGTGGACGACAGTCTCTTAGTACGAAACGCGGCTGCTTCTGACAGAACGGACGCCGGTCGTCCATCATCAACATCGGAGCGCTATGTGCACCCGTGCATGCGGTGGCGGCGTCAGGTCTTCCTTCTTGACCTGAAGTCGATGATGCCGGTTGCCTGTTCTAACTGCGCGATCCCCACATCCGTGATCTGCGGTGGCTCCTCTGGGGTGCAAAAGCCGAATGCGGAGAGCTGCATTATGCAGATCATCTGAACTACACCGATGCGGCGCGGCAACTGGCCAGCCAGCATTCTTAGAGTCTCAATTTCGTCAGGGATTAGATCAGTCATAGCCAACTCCGGCGGCTGACCTACTCCTCGACAACGTCTTAGTCAAACATCGGAGAACATCATGAACGCCATCGTGCAAGCAGTGCAGCGGTGAGGCTTAGGAGGGGATGGTTTGCAAAATGAAACAGGGGATGCAGGCCATGAAAACCCGAGGGCCTGCCTCGGGTCGTCATGGAGGGCCCCTTTAAGCGGCCAATTGGTTGGAAGTCGACAGCCAGCCCTTATCGTCAAGGATCTTATAGGCCAGTCGGATTTGAGCGGGGGTGAACTGCTTCTTCCGCTCACTCCAGTTGTGGATTGCAACAACCGCAGAAGCGGGATCAGAGGCGCCTTCGTGTGTAGCAACCCAGTGCACCGTAGCGAGCAACTCAAGGCCAAACGGCGTCTCAAAACCGTCGACCAAATCGGCTACACGCTCGAAGCGCTCAAGAGTGTCAGAGCGACCTTCGAGAAAACGCTCCGCATCTTCCGGCGCGCCCGGGACTAGCTCAAGCTGCTTTCGGGGATCGTCGCCGCCGTCAGCGTATCCAGTAACGAGGTGGCCTTCGATGGACCGGAACACGTGGCGAAGATTTTCGGCATAAGGGCCGTAAGACCCCTTTGCATAGTTCAGCTTTAGAGACTCACCGGCCACCTGCATGAAGTACATCAGTTTATGTGCCTCAAGCAGAGTAACAAATGGGTCCATGAGACCGCGCCGATACCGCTGAAGGAGAGACACTAATGCGGCACGGCCGGGGGTCATATTAGGGACGGACCTGTTACGAGCGATAGCAGCCGTATCCGGGGCGCCTGCGGGTTCATAGATGACTACGTCAACATCATCCAAGTCTTGCATAGCCGCAACAATGCGAGGGCGGACGTCGTCCCAATTCAACCCGCCTAGGCCAGACCCCAGAGCGGGGATCGCTATTGATTTGATGTTGTTCCTGCGGATCGTCTCAACAAGATCATTCAAGCCCGCATCGATATCAGCCATCCGGCTTTTGCCTTTCCAATGGCGCTTAGTCGGGAAGTTGACGATGAAGTGCGGGAAGGTCAGTTCGTTGGTACGATAAGTAAACATTAGCCCCGGCTGGACAGCGTTCCGCTCGCAGGCGGCAGCATAGGCTTTGAAGTTGTCGGGGAACATGTTTTTGAACTGGAGCGCGATGCCGCGGCCCATGATGCCGACACAATTCACCGTGTTGACGAGTGCCTCGACGTCGGCTTCTAGGATGTTGCCTTTGTGAAACTTAATCATGGCTCTCTCTCAGTAGTACCACTGACGATTAATCTCGACGGGAGGTCTGTGCTCGGCACCAACTAATGCTCTTGCTACCGCGCTTGCGGTCGATTCGGAATACACGACGATCTTGTCGACCAGCTTCCAGGGAAAGCTCTTGTAGATCAGGAACTCAGCTTGTTTGGCCTCTTTGATTTCGCTAGGCCACCATGTGTTCTGTCGAACCGCTTCCCAATTTATCTCGCTCAGATTGTCAGTGTCTGAATAAAACTCGGTGTAGCGCGCTCCTGCATTCGAAGTAGTAAAGGCCCAAGGCCTATCCTTCGCGTCGGCTGCGGCTATCACCTTGTTTAGGTCAGCTTCCAAATGGACGATAGGTTCTTGCCCACCCTTATACTCAAGCTCGGGATTGTCTTTTTTATGGATGACGTAAAGCATGACGGATCGCGGACAGAAATAGAAAGGCACGCACTCACCGACTTTGATGTCGTCATGGCAATCTACGGGTAAGCGGAGACGGCGCTCCTTGATGGTGTTCATCCCGATGACGGTCCCGCCTAATTGCCGCCTAATGACCTCGGCATCGCTATAGAGCCGCTTGGACGCGATTATCGACGGTAACTTGTCCACGTTCACGATGTGGTAGATTTTGGGTCTGGCGGGAGGTGGGGTCATCTCAAGCGCCCGCGTCTTCGCCGCCTTTGAAGCGGACGCCGTCTCCGGCCGTACTGGTTTCGCCAGATGCTACAAAAACGACGCCGGCTTGCTCGATGACTCTGATTATCGAAGAGATGTTCTGGTAGTTCCCAGCGAGTGGACCGGTCCCTCCTTCATATCGTTTCAAGGTCTGAACCGGCACGTCAGCAGCTTCAGCTAGCGCACGCTGCTCCATCTTCAGGAGTGCTCGTGCAGCCCGGAGTTGCTCTGCTGTAATAGTCATATGTGAGCCCTGCGTATCATTTCTGCGATTTAGGTATTGAACTTAAGGTTTGATCGTGCTACCTAGGTATCACCAACGATACAGAGGAGCAACTAAAATGTTCAACCGCGCAGAAATCATGAAGAAGGCCTGGGCCAAGTATCGCGAGTTTCGCAAGTTCTACGCGTCGTGGCAGATCGAACGCGGCATCGTCGATGCGTCGTTCTCCAACTGCCTGTCGATCGCATGGCGCATTGCTAAGTCGGAAGCATCTGCCGCCGCTGCACAGGCGAAGGCACTCGCTGACTACGGTGATCGTGCTGCCGAACGTGTACGCGAACTGACAAATGAACTGATGCGCATCGACAGCCGCCCGTTTGGCCTGCGTAGCCATCGCGTTGCTGACGACCGCGCCGCGCTTATCGCTCAGATCGCAGTACTGAGCGTCAGAAACTAACCTCAAACAAACAGGCCGAAGCAAGACGGCAATCTTGCAACGGCCCTAACCGAAACGAAGATCACTGGAGGATCATCGAATGGCTAAGTCACATCGTACCAGAACGAGCGCTGCGCAAAAGGGCAGACTGAAATCCCTTCTCAATACGGCCGTCACTGACGCTAATTCAGCTATACGCGGTATCCACGTCATCACCAAAGTCCTAAGCGAAATGATGCAGGAGGTGCATGGCGGTGAGTGGAAGTTCACGGTCAACCATGAGCAACAGTTCATCACAATCACTCCTGATCTTGCCAAGGAGGATGCGTGCCTGAGGACGGTCAAGCGGAGGATGGTGTGATGGACAGAAGGCTCTTCCTGAAAGGGGCGCTTCTCGCCTCCGCTACACCCGCCGCAGCTTTGGCGCCTCAAGACCCGTCCAATGATCTGTCAGCGCTCCTTGCTCAACACAGCACTCTGGAGGCATTGTTCAACACTTCGGACACCAAACAAGGGGAAATCTCGCAAAGAGGCGACCGCCCGCCTTTCCCTCACATCGTCCCATCGGAATTCGGGCCTTTCTACTGCGGTTTTCCCACCAGAGAACTATTTTCGATTAAGGACATCAATGCCCTCTTCGACAGGGAACGGCAGCAGGTGGGGTGGGGGTGTTTCACTCCCATGGAGCGCGATAGGCGGTACAAGCTAGTAAGCGGGCGTCGTCGTGCAGCGATCCAAGCCTTCCGAGAGCGCGAGGCCGCTTACGCGGCATGGCAACAACGAAGCGGTTACGCCGCTCAGGACGTGGAGACCCGCAGGCTTGCCAAGCTTCTTGGAGATGTCGAAGACCGGATAATGGAGTTCCGATGCTCCACGATCGAGGAAGTAAGGCTTAAAGCAGCGTTCTTCGACAGAGTTTACGGCAGTTCAGCTCCCGAGAACTTCATCGAGACCTTTGTCAGAAGTTTGATCAGCTAACCCTAATAGAGATTCCCCGCTGCCATGGGGATGTAACGCGAACACCAGCTTCATAGGCCCCGGTGTTCGTGAAAGCGAACCCCTGTGCGTTACCGGGCTTGGCAGGCCGGGCGCCTATGGAGACTACATGCTGAAATTCCAACAACCGGAGCCGCAAGTGTCATTCAAGATCCACCCGGCGGCAAACCTCTTTCCGGAGATGTCGGACGAGGAATGGAAAAACCTCGTTGCCGACATAAAGGACAACGGGCAGCGCGAGCCTATTGTGCTGTTCAACGGAGAGGTTATCGACGGACGCAATCGCCTACGCGCCTGCCGCTGGCTTAAACTCGAGCCGCTAACGCGAGTTTATGAGGGGCAGGAGGCGGACATTGTCTCATACGTCCTCTCTCTGAATCTGCATCGGCGGCACCTCACTGAAAGTCAGCGCGCTATGGTGGCCGCAAAGTTGGCAAACATGCCTAAGGGCAATCATTCGAAATCGGCAAATTTGCCGGTTTCACCAGTGCCCCAGTCCGAGGCGGCGAAGCTCCTCAACGTTTCCGAGCGTTCAGTTCGAACGGCGAAGCAGGTGGCCTCAAAGGGGGAGCCAGAAGTCGCGAGGGCCGTCGAGGCTGGCAACATGACACTGAACGAAGCTTCGAAGGTGGTTCAGCTTCGCCCTGAGCTACAGAAGGCCGCTTCAACCATGCCGAAGGCAGAGAGGAGGGAAACGCTCGCCGGAAACTCGCTTGATGATTTGCAGGTCGAAAGAGCCGCTACCGACGAGTGGGGGAAGGAAAGGGTTGGATTGGAGATGGCCCTTTCGGATCTATGCGACGTCAAAGGCTCACCAGACGAATTGATCCTTCAGTGCCCAAAGTACGCCGCGCCAGGGATCAACAAGCACTTCCGGCAGGCATTCATGAAAATGCAGGCGTTCAACGCAGCCTATCAGAATTGGGAGTTCCGCAATGTCAGCGACAATTAATCTCTCACCCCTGATCGGCAAGGTGATCCGCGACCTGATCGAACAGGACGCGAAGTCTCTTGATATTGAGACCGTCTATACCCGCCTTAACGAGGTCTACGGGGATGACATCTTCCAGTCGGAGAGAATGCTTGCGCAGATAGCTGTGCGCGGGAAGATCAAAGCCCACTTGAAGAGCGCGTTCAGCATCAACGGCGAGGAGGGTGACGACCAGCTCCGCCTCCTCAAAGAGGACGCGCCTGCGGCTCTTGCCGTCAAACAGCCGGGAGGTGGGTTTGCTTATGTTCCGCTACGTATGGCTGGCATTCAAGATGTCGACGCTGCGACGAAATCTAAGCGGGACAACATCAAGAACGCTCGTGCGTCGCTCAAGAGATGGGAAGACGCGGTGAAGCCTGTCAGAGCGGTCATGCAGGAACGCGGCGTGACTTTCGGCGAAGCGCAGAAACTTCTTGCCGAGCAGCAGAAAACGAAGCCGACTCGGAAAGCTTCGGCCTGAACGTTGGAGGAAGGGTGGTTTCGGCCACCCTTCATTCTGCTTTCGCAAGTTCGTCCTTCAGTGTTCTAGCTAAATCGCCGCACAGCTTCTCATTGAAAAAGTTGATGGGACTGGGGTCTTCTTTTTTCTGAGGGGCCTCTGATACCGTTCGGGCCACCTCATCCGTTCGGGCTTCTGCATCCGAAACGTTTGCCTTGCGCAGAACTCGAGCGAAAGATGACTTGGCATCCTTGAAGATGTCAGGGCGATCTAGCCGCTTGTCGCAACCATCTGCGAACACCAGTCGCATGGCCGCCTGTTGTAGCTCTTTTTCCATGCCCGGAGGAACTTTGAACGGCTCCGCATTTGAGACTGTAGGAGCTAGTATGAGGGCTACGCCTAACAGCCGTCTCATTGAAACTGCTCCTTGGACCCGTCCTCGTAAAGCACAGCCGAAACGCATACGAGAGCTGATACGTCTTGTGGGCGCACCTTTGCTAGTCGGGCAGCGCTCCACGAGCCTTTCTCTGTGTAGGTAGCTTTAGCCGGTATCGCTACGTCTGGGTCCAAAGCAAGATTAGCGACATTGTCGCCAAACGGGTCCGAGAAGATCACCGAGGCCTTGAGCATCCGGATCGGTTTCTCGGCATGGCTTTGAAGCGACATCGAGACATTTACACTGCCAAAATCAGATTTTGTTGCGGACCAATCTTTGAGTTCGATCAAGCTCGCATTTCGCGGGCCGCAGTTGTCGGCATGAGCAAGGTTAGTCGTAGCGGCAAGACTAAGGGCGGCTAACAGGTAACGCATGTATGGCTCCTCTCCGGAGCGCTAATCTTTATCGAGTTCGTCAGGCTCGTAAAGACACCATCGATCCTCAATCAACATCGGAGAACAGCATGAACGCCATCGTGCAAGCTATGCAGCGGCGTTATCCGACCAACCATTGAGCGAAGGCGACGACAACGGCGACAACGAGCGCGAGCCCGACTAACCCGATGACCAATTCTCGTGTGGCTGAGTAACGTCTCATTCGACAGGAACCCGTTGGCGTTGCCAACCCTCTAGCTCGCCGCCAGCAGCATCTCAATCAGAACAGGAGACCATTATGGATAAGAGCGTGCCAGCCGGCGCGGCGATCCTGCTCGACTTCGTCGGAGAGACTGAAGCTCCCGATGGATACGACACGCTTTACGGCAACAACCACAAGAAGCTGAAGCGCAAGCTGACCTCCATGACCTTCGACGAGGTCGTGAAGGCCGGTCCGGGCTGGACAAAGCGGTACGGCTCCAGTGCCTGCGGTCGGTACCAGTTCATGCGCGACACGCTCGACAGTCCGAAGTCGGTCGCGGACCTGAGGGGCGAGCTTGGGCTGAGGGGTGACGAGTTGTTTGACGCCGATCTGCAAGACCGGCTTGGCTTCCACCTCCTGAAGCGCCGCGGCTATGGGCAGTTCATGACTGGCAAGATCCACCGGACGGAGTTCGGGAAGCGTCTCGCGATGGAATGGGCGTCGTTCCCGGTCCTGGCGAAGACAAAGGGCGCTCACCGTACTTTGCAGCGAGGTCAGTCCTATTATGCAGGCGACGGCGTGAACAAGGCGCTGGTGAAGCCTGAGGCGGTCGAGGCGGTGCTGGATAGGGTGAAGGTAACGACCGGCGCGAACGTCGCTCCTGCGAAACCTGTGCCGGCTCCTGCGGCTCCGTCGATCTTCACCGACGCCACGACTCTCGCCGTCGTCCAGCGTAAGCTCTACGACCTCGGCTATACCGAAGTGGGCAGCCGACGTGCTGATGGCTCCTTTGATGGAGTCTTCGGCGGCATGACCCGCGCGGCGATCCTCATATTCCGTGCCGACAATGATCTCCCGGCCGTGGATGCGATCGACCAGGAACTGCTCGATACACTCGACACGGCGCCGAAGCGTAAGCTCGCCCGCAACGATGCTTCCGCCGACCAGGTGAGGCAGACGGTGCCGGAGGCGAAGAGCAACTGGCTGAACAAGCTGCTGGCCGGTGCTGTGGCGGTGCCCGCGCTGGTCGGTGGCGTTGTTGACGGCGCGCTCAGCGGCCTCGGCTCCGCTCGAGGCTACATTGAGCCGATGCTTTCCTCCGTGCCGGCATGGGCATGGCTTCTGCTTATCGCGTGCGTTGCCGGCTACGTGTTCTGGAACAGCCGCAACGGGGAACATAGCGCCATCAAGGCGTTCCGGGCCGGGGAGCGGCGCTGATGCTATTCACTCCTCGCATCATCGGCCTGTTGGCCATCATCGCAGTCTTGGGCATCGCTGTCGTCTGGATCTACCGGGAAGGCGGGGAGGATGTTCGCAACTCAGTTGAAAGGCAGAACAATGAAGCCGCTACTCGCGCTGATGAAGGCGCTCTTGATTATGACGCCTGCCGTGATGCTGGTCGCGTGTGGGATTTCGGGTCCGGCAAATGTCGCAGGCCTTAAGCGAGTGGTCGGAACTGACCTATTGGGGGCTCGCGGCGCTACTGATGCTGATCAGCGGAAGATCGACCGGACGGTTGTTCGGCTGTGCGCTGGCGCGGTCTACAGCACTAAAGAGTGCTCTCAGCACAACCGTTAAAGACAAAGGGCCCGTCCGTTTTTCCCGTCCGAGCCCTTTCAAAGAAGGTGCGCCCATGACAGCGCTAGGCCAGAATGCGTCAGTGTGGTTAACATACCATAAATGCCGCCACCCTACCTCAATTTGGTGGGCAAAAAGAAACCCGCCGAAGCGGGCTAGTCTGGAAGATGGAGAGTCATCAAAGGGTGAGGCGCCAGTAGGAGGGGGTCCTTGCCGTAAACTGAGGGTAAACGTCCGGCGCCTCGGGATCATAACCGGCATGCAATGCCATGGTTTCGGTCTGCCAGCGTACCGATCTAGATGATCGTGATATTGGACAGCATGTCTTCCAGCTGCTCCTCATCGTGAGTTCCGGAGTTGTAGAGTTCGATCAAGGTCGCGGCCAATCCCTCGGCTCTTGCCGTGTTCTTCTGGATGCCAGAGGCCGTGCAGGCGTGATCGAACACACGCTGCAGCATTGCAAGCTGCCCCGGCACGATCGCATCCACCGGATGTTTGAGATGGGATTTAAACATTACCAGCCCCCACTGTTCCAAGGGCTAGTCTACGCTGACGCGGGTAGGCGTCAACTGGACCGAAGTCCAGCTACTTGACGACGCGGAAGCGGTTCTCGCCCGCGCGGATCACCTTGCTGAAGATCTTCGATACGTCCGGTGCTCGCCCCGGATCAGCATTCCAGTCACCATCGAGGCAGCACTGAGGGCAGGGCATTCCGGCACCACCACAGCCGCAGGCCCTGGGACCGTTCCACGGCTTGTCGGCATGGCTCTCGCACACCCAGCCGGTACCCCTGCATCTCCTACACATTTCGCATGTCCTCGTGAGGGAGCGGAAGATGGAGTCGTCATCTACCGGATCAACGGGACCGGAACGAGAACATCAATCGAGCTAGACGCTTTTGCGCCGCTGATGGTGCGGGAGCTAACTGATGGCGAAAGGAAACTATGTGACACCGCCGAACGAACAAGCCGCTGACCAGGGCGGCAGGATCATACACGAAGGCTATCCCGGCCTCTGGATCAGGGTCACGCACCGGTTCGGTCCTCGGATGCCGGAGTGGTTTATGGCGGCTCACATGTTCATGTTCGGTGTCGTGCTGTTGCTGCCGACGGAGACGTTCAATCAGCCAGCCTTTGCGACCTTCCGTCTCTTCCCCTCGATCGGCAGTCAATCGCCTGAAGACGTTCTGGGATGGGCGATGCTGCTGATCGGCTTCGTCCGCGTGATCGGCCTTATCGTCAACGGCGCGAGGAAGCGTGTCACTCCACAGATCAGACAGATATCGGCCGGCATTGGCTGCATGATCTGGTCAGGCATCGCATACGGGTTCTTCTCCTCTGATGTCGTTTCAACGTGGGTCGCGATCTATCCGCTGTTTGCGGTGAGCGAGGCCGTCAACATCTACCGTGCGGCGCATGACGAGGGAGAAGTGCGGAATGGAACAGCAGGCGCTTAAAGCCGTACCTCTAGCTCAGCAGGTCTCGGAACTTCCTCCGTTCGCGATGATCATCTTCGCCGTCACGCTCGCGGTCATCTTCGGAGTTCGCTACCTAGGCCTCTTCAATGGAGGCAGGGCGGCACCTGAGGAGAGTAAAGCCGCTGCTCCTGTTGCGGCTGTCATCGTAGATCCCTCGGCCCTCAATCGCCTGACCGCTGCCGGTGAGGCGCTGAACATGACGCTGATGGAGACTAACAAGCTCGCTCGCGAAAAGAACCAGATCGACAAGGAAAAGAACGAGAACGACGAGGAGCGAGTTCGCGTCGATCGCTTGATGGCTACTGAACTGGGACAGCTTCGAGAGGAAGTGCGGATCACGAGGGAGTTGAATCGCCGCGAGCGATAGCCCTTGCCTCTTTTGTACGTTAGCGTACATTCTGCTTCGGCGGACTGAACATGGCCTCCTCTGCCTCGACTGGCGGGGGAGGCTTTTTCTGCGTCTCGACCTAGTTACTCTCGAACCTTGTCAGGGAGACTTCGGTAGCCCAGTCCAACTTTTGCGGTTGGAAGTTCGCAGTCCTATCGGCAAAAGAAAGTGGGTTGAGGCCGTAGCACCCGGTGAAGCTCTCCCCAGGCTGGATGATTCGATCGCTCCTTAGGAACGCTCTGTAGAGTATAGAGCTGTGACCCTTTTCCCGGGCAACAAGGCTGAACGATATCTCTAGAAGCGGTTTATCTGCATTATTCGTAAATGTCACCGCAACCGGTTCGTTGGCCGACCTGCATTGTTCAGAGGATGAGTTGGCTGACACTACTAGGTCGCGGGTTGAAGGCACTCTGGAGCTTTGCTGACCTGAAACGAACCACAGGAAGAGGTAGAGCAACGCAAGGAATATCGCGGCCGCTGCGCCGGCTCTTACCGAGAACCAGAAGATGCCGATTACAATTACCGCCCCGATTATCCAAGCCATCTGCACTCCATTGTTCCATCTGCCCGGAACTTCAACCGAGGACTTAAGGTCCTGGGCGATGCCTTCAACTGCAAAGGTTTGATTGCTTGTACAGAGACAGGCGCTAAGTTCCGAAACGCCCTTTAGGCGCTGCACCAATCGGCACGCTTGCCCGGCCGCCACTCTCGCGCGGTCCCCTCCTTAAGCAGGATCTGGCCTACCTCTCGCCCATCGGGCAGGTAGAGGTTCACAAGCGGCCTGTCGAAGCTGTCTATCCCCTTCGCTTCGATTCTGACCTTCTTCCCCTCGATTAAGCTCTTGAGCCTTTGCTTTGCCAACAGGGCAAGCTTCCGCTCATTCTCGCACTTCGCGTGGCTGCCGATCTCGGGCGTGTCTATGCCACGCTCATTGACGATGCCCTTGCCTATCAGGCGCATGTTCTGCCCGTCGCACTTGACGGTGTCGCCATCGACTGCGAGCAGAGACACGCACATGAAGAGCGTGTCCAGCATCATGCTTCCTCAGCCCGATATCGTTCTGCGATATGCTCCGGCCAGTGCGGGTAGTGCTTGGCGCACCGCCAAGTCACCTTGTCACCGGTCCCGCGGCTAAAGCCAAGCCCGCCCCACTTCCCACAGCCATCGACCGAGCAGTAGTGGTTCTCGTGGATGCCGGCGCCTGGATCACTCGATCGGCTTTCTGGACTCAGACTCAAAGCAGAGCACCTTGAGGTTCTTCCACCGGCAGGAGGATCAGGCGCTCGTCCGGAAGCGGACGCTGCAGCGCCTTAGCTTCATCCCATGGTGCCCGCATCCACACGTCCATCTCCTCTTCGGTCGTCAGGATCACTGGCATGGCCTTCGGGTGGATCGGGCCAACGATGCTGTTCGGGTCACAGGTCAAGAAGCCGTAGACCTCATGCTCGCCTTCGCGCGGGGTCTTCATCGATCCGCGCGTGCCGTTCCAGGTCGTCCACATGCCTGCGAAAAACGCAACCGGCTTGCTCTCGTCGATCGCGAACCAGCGCTTGGTCTTCTTCGGCTTGGTGTCCTCGTACTCGCAGAAGGTGGTCCACGGCACGAGGCAGCGGCTTGCTGGTCCGAGCCATCGTCTCCAGTGCGGAGACATGGCGTTGCGGATGTTGGTTACACCGCAGTCGGGCTTGCCTTGCAGGAAAGCGGGCGGACTCGGCATGCCCCATGTCAGCATCGCCATCTCGCAGCCGTCCGGCGTGTTGCGGATCACCGGACCCGGACGATCAGGGTAGACGTCCAGCGACGGCTGCAGGTTGCCGAGCCTGTCGAACGCTTTCGTGATCGCCCGTAGCGCTTCCTGGTTGGTGGTGACGTTGTAAAGATTACACATAGGTCCTCCGCCTACAGCTTCTTGTCACGCCATATAGCGCGCTTCACCATCCGAATTTCGACCAGCTCCCGAAGGACAATGTCTTTCATCTCGCCACCCGTCAGCATCTTAAACTCGACTTCGATATAGTCCTTGCGACTGCATTTTTCGCAGCGGAACTTACGCTGAAGCTTCAGGACATGATGCTCCCCGATTAACTGGTGGATGTCCATTGGCCGATAGTAACGCACGATATGCGGCTTGCACCATTTGCAAGTCACCCGCACGAACTGCCTAGCCGGTTGGCATCTGACAGCTTCGGGATTTGGTTTTCCCGGTAAGGGTGGGCGCTCCCCTTATAGATGACGCTTGGCATCGACCCCGCTCCAATTGAGGGTCAAATTTCGTATCGGAGCTGCGTTAACAGCCACCCACCGGCGGGCGGAGTAGCGCCAAGCTTTTGCGCGCGCCGATCCAGCACCTTGCGAGCCTCGGATCGAGCTTCAGTCAACGATCTAGCCTTAACGGTCACGCGCCACTTGCCCGCTTGGAAACGGTAAACAGCTGGCACTAGTGAGGGTTTCTCTGTTGGCTTACCTACCTTGCGGCCTGCGATGAAAGCCTGCCTCGCGACAAAGAGGTTTGTTGAACGCTGATGTTCCGGCTTCAGCGAACGCCAGAACTTGTCAAAGCCTTTGGTTAAATGCTCGTTCTGCATGATCGTTGGGCTCAGGCAGCAAGTTCGCCAATCTCGCCATGCTTCACGAGAAGCCTTGGCGAGTTCATGTCGCCAGTCTCTTCGTCGACCATGATGGCGTAAGCCGCTACGCCGACGAACCGATCTGCCATTGCTCCGGCGATCTTCTCAGCGGAAGCCGCATTTGAGGCTTGGCGCATCTCGCCAGGCACCAGATTGCCGCGGTTCTTCTTGTAGGGAAGGATGATGAATTTCTCGGATGACATGTTGAGACCTCTCGTTTGTTCTCAATATGTTCTCATTCGAGATGGAGTCAACAGATTCGGCGGAGGCTAGTGACGATCCCGCTTAAGCCGCTCGATCAACTCGTCAATCTCTGTATTTGCGCCTGCTGCCAGTATCAGGTTGTCAGCCACCTCAGTTATGGCGGATAAGGCCTCTGTCTCCTGCCAACCCATTTTCAT